GGCTCCCTCTCTTCGCACGGGAGCTTATTCTGGTGGATGGGCTTTTAATAAGTGGTGGTTTATGGGTGTTAGCCGTTCGGGGGTAGGGGCTCAATTCTGGCGTGGCGATATAAACGGTTTCGGAGCGGTAACTACAGTCAGTGACATACTGATTGACCCTGATTCATGTAACCGCAACCTTCATATTGGGCGTAATGCTGCTGCGGGTAGTAATCTTCTTAATGGTATGCTCTGGCGACCCAGAATATGGTTTGAGAGATATATATCCGAAACTGAATGGCAACAGATATGGGAAAAAGAAGTGGAGTGGTTTAGGTCATGATAGGACTGGAAGAACGAATAGATAAACTCATAGAGCGACAAGAGGATATGTTAGGCAATGCCTCTATCCTTGCCGCGGTAACCGACACCCTTCATGTTTCGCCAAATGGGACAGGAGTAGATGGCTTGTCATGGCGAACTGCATATCAAACTATTGAAGATGCTCTTGATGCTGCCTCAACTGATACTGACGATTGCACTTTAATCTTGATTGGTCCACTCCCTACCTACTATGACATAAACACTACAGGAGACCCGACATGGGCAGCTAATGTTATCTTAAAAGGCACTCATAGGAACTGGGCAGAGATAAGGAATGCCCATGTGGGTGCTACGTCTATTCTTAAATTAACAGGTAAATCGGCCATTATAGATTTATCTTTTAATCTCGGCTCGGGTAGTGTTAATGGCGTGATACTGACCGCTAATGGGTTCAGAGTAGATAATGCAATATTTGAAGGTAAAGACTTAACAGGAGCGGCGACTGCCTTATGGATAGATGGTAATACTGCCAAGTTTGGTAAGATAAGAGATTGTGCCTTTAACGGTAATGCAACCCACATGACTGGTATACTATTAGATGACGCATCTGAGAATGATGTTTTGGATTCTCACGTGCATGCTTGCCTTGCTGGTATTCAAATAGTTAATTCAGATAGTGACCAGAACCTTTTCAGAAACCTCGATATTTGTAATTGCGCATTGGGGATAGATATAGATGCTGGAAATGCTCAGCGAATTAGAGATATAAACTTTTTTAATTGCACGACTAATATTGATGATGAGGTATATGACCACTCATGGGTAAACATATTCGGAGAATTCAATATTACAACCGAACCAGATAATTTTGTTGGCTTAACAGTTCCTACTCATGCCAACGCTGCTACATGGGGTGTTGATACAGAGGTAAGGGCAGCAGTCGCATCTACTATACCGTTCAGGATTGTCGGAGTTATTCTGTATCCTAGTAAGGTAGAAAAGTTCAGGATCAGGTTCAGTTCAGACAGTGGTTCAGAATTTTATGACGATGTATTATTTGATGCACTAAAAGCTCAAAGTTCACAAGCTCCTAGTGGTACTGGGCATATTTTTAATGTTGGTACAAGGATAAGTGCTTCGGCTCAGAGTGAGTCTGGCGGAGAGAATGTAAAGCTCTGGCTGAAAATACAGGAGATATAATGAGCACATGGACTTATGTTTTAACAAATAATACCGGCAAGGTAAGGCTCTTAATCGGAGACACGGATATAACTCCGACCACCGATGCTCAATTTAGCGATGAAGAGATAGGCGTCTTTTTAGCTATGGCTTCAAATTCAATACTCATAGCCGCCGCTTATGCTTTGGAAGCTTGGGCATCCGCACTTACCGGGAGTCTTACATCTGAGAAGATAGGTGATTATGCCTACACCAAGAAAGAGGCAGAAACTAAGGCAAACTTGGCTAAGGAATACAAGAAGCAGGAATCCGAAAATCCTTATCTTACCTGGGCGGAGATGGACTTGACCATTGGTAGCGGTATCACGGCGGAGGAAGATTAAGTGAGTTACACTTCACTTTTAATTAACTGGTGCGTGGGGGAACGACACAGCCAGGTTAATATTGTAATTGGGACTGATGGCTTTGATTATTATTGCATCTTTGCTCACACATCAACGGCTAACGATAAGCCCATTACTGGCTTTAACTATATGAATTACTGGAAGCCTACTGGCGGAACTGGTGTCGGTGTAGCCTGGGTATTAGGAACTGCTTATATCGCTACCGCTTCATTTGACGCTTACGGTCTCCCTGAGACAGTATGGGAACTTGCTACTGACTTGCCTGATGTGCCGTGCCGGTTAATGGCTACCGGGGGGGTAGAATTAAAGATTGGCAAAGAGGTTGTTATCGCCGACTACAAGCTCTTTCTGGGAGATGTGACTATTTACGAACAGGATAGAGTTTGGGTATATATTGGAACGGTGAAGGGATGGGCTTTGTACGAAATCCTATTAGTGAAGGATATACAAGATGGCCTAGATAGCCACCACAAGGAATGTTTCCTCCGAACTGTTAGGTAGATTATGAAGATAACGACCGACATCAAACTAAACCTCAAAACCAAAGAGGTGCAAGATAAAGTCAAGAAGGCATCTCAGCTTGGTCTGCGGGATACAATAGTAGATATTCACGGTGATACTATCCACAACGCAAAGGCGGTTGGGTTTTGGGAGACAGGACATAATGCTCGCTCCATAGTTTCTGAAGTATCGGGAATGGGGGGAACAGTTCAACAAGGCGAAGATGCCGAACCTCAACGAGTTGTTGATGATAGTAAGATGGAGGGTGCAGTCTATTCAACAAGTGGCTATGGTGGTTTTGGGGAAACTGGGACTGTCAAGATGGCTGCTAGACCTTACTTTAAGCCTGCCCTTGATAAGAACGTAAAGAATCTACCCAAAAATATAAAGGCGCATTTAGGATGAGTATAGCAGATACCAATAGCATAATCCGTTCATATTTGACTACCTCTTCGGCAAAAGTAGACCCACTAATAACTCTGGTCGGAGCTAGAATATATTGTCCCAGACTACCAGAGAATACTCCTTTGCCAGCTATTAGTTTCTTTACCCGGGGTGGAACTTCAACACCTTATATCCCAGGCATACCGTCCCCTAGTGTTCAGTTTGATTGCTGGGCTGATAATCCCATAGATGCCAGAGAAGTCTATCGGGCTCTTTATGATGCCCTTCAAGGAATCCAGAATATTGCTAAAGGGACTACACAAGGAATCCTTTCAGCGATTGAGGAAGTTCAAGGACAAGACCTCGTGGATATAGAGATACCCAATTACTTCAGGGTGCTGACCTTCTTTAGTATTATGATACGGGCTGAATAAATAAACGCCCAGATTTTGTGCTGGTGCGTGCTAGTAACCATTCCACAAGGCGGGTTAAGGCTCGCCTTTTCCTATATCAAATTTAAGGAGGTAAGGGAATGTGACGAAGAAAGCAAAAAAGGTAGTGAGACCGACAATGACTAAGGCTGAGATTGAATCTCGCTATCAAGCACATCTAGCAAAAATAAGAGGAGGTAAATAATCATGGCAAAGACAATAGCAAATATATTAACGGGGGTAGCGGTTTTATCAGTCAGGGATGAACACGCTCTAGCTAAGTGGGTAATTGCACAACAGGAAGCGGGAAGCTACTCGGCAAAGCTCACCAAGGACGGCTCTGGCAACGCAGGGAGTACCCATGCGCAATTCGAGCCGACTACTGTCGCTGTAACGCTCCAAGACCTTCAAGATGACATTACCGGAGTTCAGAACGGATTTAGCTATTACCATCGGGAATCGGTGGTAACCGTATTAAACTGGACACAATTCGAATTGCGCTTTGAAGACCCGGCTAGTGATGGTTGGTTAGAGATAACCTGTGTGCCACATCAAGGCATAGCTGGAGTAGTTGATTGGGCACAGTATATCGTTGTTGCAGCTACACCTGCGGGATATGGAGGTCAAACTCCTGATGGGTCTTCGGTTTTTGACTGGTCACTGGCTAACGACCTGACTAATATCGCAGCTGATATATTGGCTTTGTTTAACGCTGCAGAGGCTGGTTCAGGAGCCGCTACTGCCGCCTACATTTTAACACGAGTTCGGCTTGAGTTATGGGAAGTCGATGCAAGGTCGGTCTGGGTCGATACTGTTGCGATAGATGGACAGGCCTATGCGATAGAGCCTGGTTCAGTTACGCCCGGGCTAGTGCTGAGTAGCCCGAATATCGAAGTCGGTTACACTGAAGATGGCGTAACTATGGAATACACCGCTGACGAAGCCGATATTGAGGTTGAGGAAGAGACCTTCCCCATTGATCGGGTGATAACCAAGGAAACTGTAGCCATTACCTGCAACATGGCGGAGAGTTCACTTTTTAACATGGATAAGGCCATAGCCGGCAGTGCTTTGTCCGGGAATGTTATCACATTGGGAGGCGGTGTCAATAAACTTTTGAATCTTACCCTTGAGGGACTTACCCCGGCTGGTTTCAAACGCAGTATTTATTTACCGAAGGCGACTGCTACAGGAGCAGTCGGCATGCCCTATAAGAAGGGTGAAAAGACCGTAGTGCCAGTTACATTCCAAGCCCTGAAGGGTGATGAATATGCCGTTCTCGTAGTTGACTGCGCTGCCTAATAAAGCCTCAATAAATTAAAAAGGAGTATATTATGCCTGAGAGAACAGAAGAAGAAAAGTTGGCTCGTGCTCCTATAGTGGTAATTCTTGGAGGCGCGGAATACCAGGTTGCTCCATTGGTTATCCGTGATTCTAGGGAGTGGCGTGCTAAAGTCATCAAGTTGATATCTCCGCTCCCTCAAATGGTCAGTACCAAAATAGACACACCTGATGAATTCGGGAAAGTTCTAACAGAAATGTTGGTGACTATGCCGGATCAGGTAGTTGACCTCTTCTTTGAGTATGCCAAAGACTTGGACAGAGAAGAGATTGAGGGCAAGGCTACAGATGCAGAGATAGCTGAAGCCTTTGAGGAGGTCATTAAAGTAGCCTTCCCTTTAGCGGAGAGTGCCCCAGGAGTGATAACGAGACTCTACCCGACGAAGGCGAAACGCTCTCGATAGGCGGAGCCTTTGAATTCCTTTTGGCAGAGTGGCGCTTGCCCCCAGATTATATCGTGAATAATTGGACAGATGAGCTGTTCGACCTTATGACGGAGAAGCTGGCTGAGAGGAAGAAACGAGAAGTGCTAGCAATGCGACCATCATCATTGACGGGAGACCCGGGTGGACATAAATCTCCTGATAGCGCCCTGTTTGCTCAAGCAAGGAATTTAATAAAGGTGGTTAAGAAATAGATGGCTATAAGTATTGGGGATGCATTATTAAAGCTCGGTGTTGATACCAAAGACCTTGACAAAGGGATGCAAAGTCTCGGTAGTCGGATTAAGCAGCACCACAAAGCTATTGGCTTGGCGTTCACCGCCGCTGGAAGTGCAATCTTAGCCGCTGGAGCTTTGAGTATCAAAACCTTTGCCCAGATGGGCGATGAGGTTCAGAAGATGGCACTCAGGACTGGCTTTTCTACTGAGGCATTGTCTGAACTCCGCCATGCTGCGGAGATTTCTGGAGCCAGCCTTTCGACACTGGAAAAGGGCGTCAAGCGGATGTCGGGTACTATACTCGATGCCCAGGATGGTTTGGAAACCTATATCAGGGCATTTCAGCATATCGGTATACAAATTAAGGAGTTGGATGGGCTTAATCCAGAAGAACAGTTTCTAAGGATTGCTGAGGCTATCGCCGAGGTAGAAGATCCAACCAAGCGGGCGGCCATAGCACAGGATATATTCGGTCGGGCTGGCACTGAACTCTTACCACTGTTCGCTGCGGGCAAGGAAGGTTTAGCCGACCTCCGCAAGGAAGCCCACGAATTAGGAATAGTCTTTGACCAGGAAGCTGCCAATAAAGCAGCGGAATTTAATGATGCTATGACGAGAATGAATGAATCCGTAAGTGGTGTCAAGATGGCAATTGCGGAACAACTAATCCCAATTTTGTTACCACTTATTGATAAAATCAAGGAGACGGTCTCTGGTATTTCCGCTTGGATAAAGGAACACCCTAAATTAACAGAATCCATTGTTAAATTCACTGCTGTTTTGGCTGGTCTAATGGTAGTTGGCGGACCAATGCTAATTTTTGCCCCAACTTTGGGTAAAATACTTATTGCGAGCAAGGCTCTGGTTGCTTTCATTACGACAAGGCTAATTCCAACACTAATTGCCCTCATTAGTGTTTTATGGGCAAAAGTCACTGCCTTGTTTGCAGTGCTAGTGGCTATGGGTCCGGTCGGTTGGGGTTTGGCAGCAGCGGGGATGGCGACGCTAACCGCAGGATTGATTTTGCTACAACGTCACCACACAAAACAGCTTGAGGCGCTAGCGGGGGCCACTAAAGAAGTGACAGAAGCAACTCAAGCACAAGCTGAACAACAAAGGATTGTGATTGACCAGTCAGAGGAAGAGGCGAAAGCACTCGAGGTAGTTACCGAAGAAGTCGATAAACAAGCTGATGCTTTCCAAAGGTTGAGAGCTCAGATTAACAGTGCATTTGCAGCAGCAACGCAGAAGATTGCTGCTCCAGTGCGGGAACCATTTGCCAGTGCTGAGCAACGAGCTAGATGGCAAGCAGAAGCTACAATGTGGGAGGAACGGGCTAGGATAGCAGGAGCAGCGGGTGATGTTGAGCAAGCCGCCTTTGCCGCTCAACAAGCGGCAGCGATGCAAACTAGACTACAAGCATTTCCACATGGCGGTATTGCCATGCGTCCTATGCTGGCAAGCATCGCAGAGAGACAGCCAGAAGCGGTAATACCATTGGACAGATTAGAAGGGATGATTGGGGGCAAGAGAGTTAATATATTTGTGGAACTTGATGGCAGGAGAATCGCACAGGCAATAGGTCAGCCCCTAGTAGAAGAAATCAGGTTGAGAACTGGGGCTAGGATTTAAGGAGCTGAGATAATGGCAGTCGCCGGTGTAGAAATCAATAGCGTAGCCGTTGAAATTGTAAAGGGTTCACTTACTATAAATAATCGAATAGAGGAACGCAGCACCGCCGGATTTATTGTAGTGGATAGAATCGGTACAGCTTCGTTTGCGCAAGGCCAAGAAGTCCAGATATACGACCCCGATGTTACACTAATATTCAGTGGAGTAATTGATACGCCGGATATAATTCGGATGGCTCCAAGTGGTGGGCTATTTCATCCTATACAATGTGCTGATAACCATTATTTCGCAGATAAAAGATTAGCAGCCGTATCTTATACGAGTAAAACTTGTAAGCATATTGTAGAAGAC